CTTTTTTTGGTATTGGCTTGAGGGGGAAGAATGACACCGCCTAAGAAGAGGAAGCCTAAGAAGCCGGGACCAAAGCAGCCCGACAAACACCCGATCCTGTTGCTGCCGGATGAAGCGTTTGAACATGCATCCAATGGGGCGACTGATAGCACTATCCGCAAAATCTATGGGTTGAATAGGCGGGATTGGTACAACGGGCTAGAGCAACACGCAGAGATTCGTGAACGTCTACTGCGCGCCCGCAATCAGATGTTTGCCAATGTCGAAAGCTCCTTGTACCGCAGAGCAATGGGCGTACTAGTCGAGCGGGAAACAAAGGACGGCGGCACCAATATCTATGAAGTCGCCCCGGACGTTGCCGCTATCAAGTACCTGCTGTCAACGCAGAAGGCTAGGGACTGGCAGGCAGAGAGCAAGTTGAACGTGAACCACTCAGGCAGCGTTGACAAGAAAGCCCCCGCCCTAGAGGACATGACGCCGGAAGAGATTGATCTGCAAGTGCAGGCCATCCTCAACGAGAAGGCGAAGCGGGCGGCTAAGGAGAGCGGCGGCGTTGCTGTTGAGGGTGTTGGTGGTGAGGCTAACTGATGCAGGGGGATACAATGGAATACGAAGATCGAAAGTACTGGTTTGTATGCGTACCTGAGCCACAGGAAGACGACGGGCTTTACATTGGGCCGCTATTGTGGACAGGGCAGCGAGAAAAGAAAGCATCTATCGACAGGTGGATCGCAAAGAGCGAAATAACATGGGAGCATTTTTTGACTCTCGGCTACACGTGCCGCAGACTCACGGTAACCTTGACCCCCACTAAATGACCCCCGAAGCCAACCGCGCCCTACTCACCGAGTACCTGCTACGGGAAGCCCGCAAAGACCCCGCCGTGTTCAATCGGTTGGTTCATAGAGATGACAGAACGGGAGAGCCGTGGGATACGCAGCCCTTCCATAGAGAGTGGCTAGACGCAATCGAAGCCGACGACTGGGAATTTGACCCCGATGGCAACCCTATTGTGCGCCTCGTCATATTCGCACCAGCCGGTCACGGTAAGTCGCAACAGATAGCCCGGTCATGGATTGAACGCAAGTTAGGCAGTGCCACCCTTGAAGATAGGCCGATCCCCCGCACTGCTATCTTGAGTAACGTAGTTGGGCAAGCAGAGAAGCGAGTAACCCTGATCCGCAAGGATATCGAGAGCAACAAGCGGATGCATGCTGTCTATCCGAAGTTGCGCCGATCCGCCGCTGGCACATGGACCACAACCGAGTTGATGCTAGACGCTGAGAACCCCACCATGGACCCGCACATTCAAGCGGTGGGCTTGCATGGGGCTATCCTCGGGGCACGTCTTGACGTTGGGGTGGTTGACGATCCTTGCGACTTTGAGAACACATGGACGGACGCACAGCGAAAGAAGGCCCTAGCGTGGTACCGCTCTAGTTTCGAGAGTCGGTTTGACGGGCGTGGCATCATCGTTGTGATCATGACTTCGTGGAACGAGGGCGACCTGGGGCACGCACTTGTCAGGGATCACGGTTACAAGGGGATTACCTACTCGGCTTGTGATGAGAACTTCGAGAACATCCTTTGGGAGAGCCGCTACCCTGAGAACGTACTGCGTGGAATCATGGCACGCATGGGGCCTATCGAGTTCGCCAGAACAATGCGCAACAAAATCATGGACGATTCATTCCGCCGTATCCAAATGTCATGGATTCAGAAGTGCCTTGACCGCGGGCTAGGTGTACCGCCTGACGTGAAACCCGAGGGCGCAACCATGACCATCTGCGGCGTTGACCCGTCCGGGAAGAAGAAGAAGAGCAGCGACCTGTGGGCGTTTACTCCATTCTCTGTGATGCCAAACGGGGATAGGCACCTGATCAACTGCTTCACTGACCGCATGACTTCACCAGAGGGCCGCGAAGAGGTGGGCCGAATCTGGCGACTATGTAACCCGGTGTTCTACGTTGAAGACAATGGGGTGCAAGTTTGGTTCAAGCAGGAGATTGTGCACTCGACGGCTATCCCGGTGAAGGGGTTGACTACCACCGTAGCGAAATGGGATCCGGCAACGGGGGTTGAGAGTATCGGAATCGAGCTGTTCAACGCCAAATGGATAATCCCATCCGTGTGGGACGAGAACATGAAGAAATCGGTAGCCGCAACCCGTGGATTGCAGATGCTAGTAGACCAAATGTCATCATTTGAGCATGGTGCACACACTGGCGACGGGCTTATGTCTCTGTACGTTGGGCGCTGCGGCGTCTTAGAAGAGGAGGCTTGCAAAGTCAACGATTATTCTGATATAGGTATCAGTGCAGGCAACACGCAAAGCAATATATGGAGCCCGTAATGGCAGACACCCCCACCGTCAACGATGCCCCACGTGCAGCGCAAGAGGTAGTGATCACCGACCAGCCAACCGTGCGAGCGGAGGGCGGCGTATTGCCTGATCAGCAGATAGGGCGCACCGGGCTAAATCAGAGCATGGGGTACATTTACGAAGATGTGCTCACTAAGTTGCAGGGGGCCAGCGGGCGCAAGATCTATGATGAAATGGGCAGCAATGATCCCATGGTTGGGGCGCTGCTATTCGCCATTGACAAGATGGTGCGGAACGTCGAGTACACGCTGAGGCCTGCGGATCATGCGAAGGGCGAGGAAGCTGCGGAGCTGACCGCATCGGCGATGGGTGACATGGAGCATCCGTGGTCAGAGTTTATCAGCGAAGTACTTTCGATGCTTCAGTTTGGATTCGCCCCGTTTGAACCCGTTTACAAGATGCGTGATGATGGTCGCATAGGCTGGAAGAAGTTGCCTATCAGGGCGCAACGCACCCTTGACCGTTGGCAGTTTGACGAGGACGGTGAGTTAGAGGGCATGTGGCAGAACGCACCGCCGCATTACCGCTTGACGATGATTCCCATTGAGCGGCTAGTGAACTTCCGCACCACGTCAATCAAGGATAACCCGGAAGGCGAGAGCGTTATCCGCAACGCCTACTGGCCCTGGCTAGTGAAACACAACATTGAGAAGATTGAGGCCATTGGGATAGAGCGCGAGTTGAACGGCATACCGTTTTTCTACCACCCGGCAGCATGGAGCAGCGCAAGTGCCACCGCAAACCAGATCGCGGCCCTGAGCGCATTGAAAGAGATGGGCGAGCGGTTACGGGGCAACGAGCAATCGTGCGTGCTACTGCCTCGGATACTTGACGAGAACGGGAAGGATTTACTGGAGTTCAAACTAATCAAGAATGAAGGGAAGCGAAGTATAGACGTGAACACAACCATCACCCGCAAGAATGGCGAAATCCTAATGACGGTGCTTGCTGACTTCATCATCCTGGGGCATGAGAATAGTGGTTCATGGGCACTGGCAGACAGCAAGACAAGCGTGTTTGCCGTGGCTCTCGGTGCATGGCTGAAGACCATCGCCGGAACCATCAACCGCCACCTATTCCCCCGCCTGATGGAAGCCAATGCCCTACCCGTTGAAGCCGCACCCACCATCGTACCCGGTGACATCGAGACGCCCGACCTTGGCAAGCTCGGTGACTTCCTCGCAAAGGTCTATCCCGGTGGCTTCATCATGCCCGACATCGACCTAGAGAACGAATTGCGCCGCATGGCTGGCCTCCCTCAGTCAATCAGCGAGGAATAAGTGATCCCAGCGGTGAACAGTCAGGGCGGTGAAGTTTTCCGTGAGGTTGCCAAAAGCCCGGAGTACATAGCACTAGAAGCGAAGTCAGAAACGCAGATGAAGAAAACCACCCGTGCCGCCTATGCCGAGATGCAAGCGGGCGTTGACGTTGAGCAAGTCCGTGTCGGGTTGGAAGTCGGGGATGAACTGTACGCATTTGAAGCCACCAACGTCAACGTAACCGTCAAGTCATTCGATGCGCTGGCCGATGATGTTGAGTCGGCAATGGTGAAGGCCGCAGACATCACGCTCGACGCTGTGGAGGTGCAAGGCGGCTTCGTGTTCAACCCGCAGTCGGCTGGCTTGCGTGGTGCACTCAACACCGTAGTCAATCAGCACATCGTTGGCATAAAGAACAGCACCAGCACGGCCATTCGTGAGACTATACGGGATGCTATCTCGACAGGTAGGCACCCCCTGAACGCTGCGAAGGATATCCAGAAGCAGATAGGGTTGACTTCCCGACAGACGAACGCCATTGAGAACCTGCGAGCGAAGTTGATTGAGGACGGTGTAAAGCCCGACGTGATAACGAAGCGGCTGGCCCGGCAAACTAAGAAGTTCAAGGCGCAAAGGGCTGAAGCCATCGCCAGAACCGAGACAAGCAATGCTATCAACGCAGGGCGGCAAGATCTGTGGGAGCAGTTGCAGCGGTCTGGTGCGTTGCCGATGGAGCAGGAGATCAAGTGGATTACGGCTTTGGATGAGAGAGTATGTCAAATTTGTGGGCCAATGTCGAATCAGACGGTGGGCCTGCGAAGTAACTTTCAAGTGACGTTCCCAAAAGCTGGCGGACAGGAAGAGGTGCAGTTGAAACCTCACCCCCCAGCTCATCCGCAATGAAGATGCAGTACTGTCCTCGTGTAGGAGAGAAATGACGCAGACAAACACCTTCCGGGGCCGCATAACCGCCGTCAACGATGACCTGTGCGTGATCTCTGCCCGTTCAAGCGAAGGTGACGTTGCCGAGATGGTGCCAATAGTGCAGGCGTCCGGCAATGCCCCGCTAGGTTCGCTGGTGCTAGTGTCTCTTTCTGATACAGGGGCCACCATCGTAGGCCGCAGCATAGGCGGTGATTGCGATACCGCTGCAACCGTGCGTGAGGTAATGGCTGGTGCAGGATGCGCACAGGCCACCCGCACAGCTCCAATCATCGGGCACCGTGTCACCCGTGAAGAGGAAGGGTCACCAGAGAGACAGTTGATTACCGTTGTGGTCTACGAGCCTGGACGCATTGATAGCGGCTACGGAACCACCGCCAGCGAAGAGACTGTTGAGGGTTGGGCGCATACGTTTATGATTTCCCAAATTGCCATGCGTGGGCAAGTTATCACTGACGAGCATTGGCTGCGTGACAATGACGGCAAGTGGCTACTCGCAGACCCAATCAAGGGTGATACGTTCGACACGCAGACAGGCGCACCCACCAACCGACTGCCAGCGCCCCCGGTTGATGCCTACGTGGTAGAGAACTGGGTGAAGCGGTGCGATTGCCCCATTGGTGACACCCCCGTAAGCGCAGGGGCATGGATGCAAGAGATTTGGATTAGAGATGCAACGGCTTGGGAGCGGGTGCTGTCAGGCGAATACACTGGCGTAAGTATTGAAGGCTGGCGGTTTAGCGCCCCAGACAAGGAGGAGTGAACATGGCTGCAAAAAGAAAGGGCCGTCGCAAGATGACAGACGAAGAGAAGGCAGCGGCCAAACTGAAGCGTGAAGAGAAGAAGGCTGAAGCCAAACCAGAGTCAGAGGAAAACCTGCTCACGCTGCTTGATTCTGATGGCGGTGAGAATCTGCCAGCGGTAGACGCACCCCCGGAGTTGCCAAAGGCTGAAGACCCACCTGCACCGCCCGAGCCGAAAGACCCACCACCCCCGCCCCCAGAACCCGAACCGGAAGATAACCCTGAAGACCGTGGATGGATGACACTCAAGGAAGTCTGCGGCCTGTTTGGCGTGAGCCGCCCATTTGTCAGTGGCTTCGTTGCCCGCGGTCGAATTCCCGGTTTGGAGTCAAGCGTACAAGGCGTCAAAATGCGCTGGTATCCGGTTCAAGTGGAAGTGTTGCGGCGTGCATTGGATATCATCGACACGCTGGACCATATGCGCAAGCAAGAGGAGCATATTTTCGCATGCGCCACCGTCACCCCGGATCGTACTGAGGGCCGGTTGCTGCTTCAGACTGACCGCGGAATGCGCCTATCCGATGGCATTGGCACCATGAGAATGATGAGCCTGAAGCCGATCTTGTATATCCCCCCCCCCCCCAAA